AAGCACCCGAATCCTCAGTGGAAGCCTCTGTCAAACCAGCAACAGTGTTGGGGACATCGAGAGAATAGGCGGTGTTATCAATGGACGGCTGGAGTTGTAAATCAGCCACGGAGCCAAAGCATTTGAGCGCCTCGGTGTAGATTTCAGGCACACTTGTGGGGGCAGTGGATGGCAGGACCTCGGCTCCAACTCTGAAGTTGTAAGATTGAAGACCGAACTTGCAGTGGGACGAGGGGTATTGCGCGGCAGTTCCGGCGGTCGTTCGGGTGGCAACGAAGATGTTCTTGAGCGAACTGAACTTGGCGGGGATGGGGAAACTGACCTGGGTTCCAGCAGTTGTGATGGCAGCACTGTTGGTGTATGACCTGTAGGATGGGAGGACCATCTGCATCGGGCTGGACGAACCAGACTTGATTGCGGAGATCGCGGAATCGGGCAGTTCTAAGAATTCAGCACAGTAGTTAATGTTGTTGGCAGTAAAACTCTGAGTTGTGCCACCTTCAACCATCATCGCGCGGATAAGGGAAGATTGCAGAACTATCTCTAAGCGGAGGGGCGCAGCGGTCATCTCCCACAAAGGCAGGTATTTCTCACCACTCAAAGCACCAACAAGCGACACCAAGTTGATAGCAAAGGGAAAAGGAGTTCCAGTTGCAGTCGTTGCCAAAGCACCTAAAGCACGGCCTCGGTTAACCGATCGGACGTTTTGCAAAGCGGCGGCACCAGTTCCTACACCGGAGTAGTCCTCGTTGGTTCCTGAGGTAATGGCAAAGCGACCCTTAACCGAATCTTCAGGGGCCTGGAAATCGTAGAGAATCTTAGCGAGCTGACCGTAGTTATCAATATCCTCTAGCAAATTGGAGCCGTGGAAGACACGGACACGCTGGATAAAATTGTGCCATCCGCAACTCTCTAAACAAGATGATGTAGAAGCAGTGCCGGTGGAAAGCAAATTGAAGGTTCCTCTCAAATAGGACTCAGAGGGGATAAGTGCAGTGTTGGAACGGGTGGGGATATTGATAGTAATGGTATCACCGGGGTTGTAACCACTGGTTGAGCCTTGGGGTTGGATTTGGGTTAAAAATCTACGGGCAGGGGCAGATTCAACTTTGGATTGATACTTGAGGTTGGCAGGAATCATTGTTTATATACAATACGCCGAGGAAATATTTTTGGCAAAAACATTTAAATCGTCTAAATGTTTTCATGGGGTTTATCTCTTAAGGACGTTTCTCTCAAGACCTCCTGAAATTTTTCGCACAAGGGCCTCTTCGACTTTTCTGGCAGTCGGTCTGTCTAAAAGGGGCATCTTGCTTCCAATTCTGGATTTTCCGAGGGGCATGTTATGTCCCATCATCGCTTTTCCTAAACTTTGTTTATAGCCAATCATTATAAACTACCATTAGAAAATATCCAGGCTAATCTGTAAATTTGACACAATCCAATTGCAACGTCATCTGATATTGGATACCATTCATATCCACGAGTCTGGATTCATTGTCTAAAATGCGGATCTGAATCTGGTCCAGTTTATTCACATACAAGTTTGTCCTAAAGTTATTGGGGTTCTGATAAGTGATAATAGAGAAGGGCGCCACATACACCGGTATCGTTGCTAATATATTCTGGTTAAATGGTTGCGCCACATTTACATTGTATGTAGGGAAGTTTATCTCGATATTCAAAGCCCTTATCTGATTCAGATTCACACAGTCCCGACTGTAGAGAAGATTCGCAATGGATGTAGTATTGCTGGTTTTGCTGAACCCGATAATATGGTTAAAGGTCCCCGCGTAAATTGTGAAGTTCGTGGTTGCATGCGTTATCAGCAGTTTGCTGGTAATGGGGCTGTAAGTGATTGTATAAGACGCTCCCATTGCCGTCTGCATTATATCGATGAGTTGCGTTATATTGTAATTGCCCGGCTCGATATAATATGTATTCACCGGGCCGGCTACGAGTCCCCAGCTGAATGTGTTGTCTACGGAGGAGATAGAATAAAATGAATAAGGGATGGTTGCATTCTGCAGAGAAAGGTAAATGTGATGCCCGTCTGGTATCTCTATTACGGGCAGATAGTAGATTGAGTTTGCAATATTACCACCCACGCTTTCAGTGGCGTATCGGCTATTCAGATATATTTGGATTGATTCAATATGTTCCATTTACAGTATGCAGAGATAATGTGTTGGCTAAATGGATTCGCCGTTCTTTGTTATTTCCAGTAAGTTGAAATTGCGATACAGCTTGTTCTCTATGGTGTCAATGTCTAAATGGCTATACTCTTTTTCAAATACGTAATCGTATAACTTCTTAGCATCATCCTCTTTCATCTGTAACAACTCCTGATTGATTGAGTTCCACTCTTCTCTGTTCTTCGGTTTGAAAATGGTTGCAAAGGTGGTTTGCTTTCTCAACATCTTTGGCATATACAAGTATGACTGCAGTGTGAATATGAAACAAGTATTCAAATGACGGGCTTTTATTAACATCGTATTCAGCATTCTCTGCACGTCCTTCTCTTTGAGTGTAGAAGCCATATCATCTATCACCACGCAGTTGTATTCATTCTCATCTTCTTCGTCGTGTTCGTCCTTCCGGTTTTTCAGTTCCTCATACAAGTCGCTTAACGAATCATAAGTCAGTTCATTGTAAACCTTATCGTGCTTTTCAAAGGGGTGATTCTGCACCGACCCGAAACTGATTGATGGTGTGAATAAATACAAGTTATGAAACTTTCGGTGGTATGCTCCCCCCTTCCTGAATTGGTTTAACAGCAGAGAAGTCTTCCCCGATCCGCCTGAACCTATCATGAGGTAAATCATTCCGTTTCTCCTTGATACACCCTCTACAATACCAGGTATGTATTTATCCATTTTCTCCTTGACCGGCTTGGTATCCTTTATGTTGGTGTTTGGGATTTCACTAATCTGCATTATAACAATAGATGAGAAAAGATTTGTTTAATTAATTTAGGCAATTATTTTCTGGGGCTATGGTATAATGGAATCCCTAAATGACGATGAAACCCTTACCAAGCCAAAGCAGAAAAAACAAAGAAGTGAAGCACAACAGGAAGCCACTAAGAAGATGCTGTCAGCCATGGAGGAAAAGAAAATGAAACTCAAAGCAATCAAAGACAAACTGAATAATGCACCGCCGATTGATAAAACCGATAATGAATCTGAATCAGAGCCGGAGCCCGAGCCGGTCGTGGTTAAGAAACCGAAGGCGGAGCCCAAAGCAGTTGTTGCAGTGAAGCCGAAGAAGGAACCCAAAGTGATTTACCAGTCAGCCTCTGAATCGGAGGAGGAGGTGGTTATTGTAAAAAAGAAGAAGAAGCCGAAGAAGAAGACCATCATTTATGAGGAGTCTGAATCTGAAGAGGAGGAGGCCCCGAAACCGAAGGCACGGGAAACCAAAACTCAACAAAGTAAATCGTCTTTTAAAGTGACACCTGGGGAATCGAAACCAGCACCACCCAAAAACCTTTATTACTTTGCAGATTAAATTTTGTTTATATATAGTATATGCCGTATTTTAACAACAAAGCAAAACAGGGGAAAGACAATTATGAAACACCTGAGTGGGTGTGGGAGCTGTTCTTCAAACATTTCAAGAACCGCGATGCTCGGGTCTGGATGCCTTTCTTTTGCAAGGGTCTATGTGCTGAGTATGTAAACAAACATCATGGTGCCAAACACATACATTGTGATTCGGATTTCTTTGAGTGGTCCCCGAATGACTGGGATTGCATCGTGGATAATCCACCCTATTCATGTAAGAAGGAAGTGTTCGAGAGATGCATCTCATTAGGGAAGCCGTTCGCCCTCTATGTGCCTTTGGATACTCTGGGTCGCGTCTATATTAAGGAGCTTATGAATAGCCCGCATATGCAACTTTTGATACCCCATAAAAGGACAGACTTCATAACGGACTACGATGTTAACCGCACGTGCCCCCCTCATAAAACAATTTGGTTCTGTTATAAGATGGAACTAGGAGATGGCCGGCAGATTATCTTTGAGTAATATATAATGCACCCCTCAGTATTTTTCAGACGGTTACATCGAGTCATGTTGGAGAGAAAGAAACATCGATTGTGGATTCGATGAGTTAGTTATATAAGTAAGTCTATTTATATAACCTTTAGGTGTTTAATTAAGCTGGGTCTGGATAATTAAGGGAGGATAGCAACCCGCTCTGAAAATCAACCCGCTCGGACCTGTGATTTATAAAAACCATCTTGAAAAATATTATAATAAGTTTGTTACCTGTTATACAGTGGTTTTTGATTATTTAAATTATGCATTTTAAAAAGAGCGGGTTGGGCGGGTTGAACGGGTTATAATGCAACTCCGCTATAAAAAACTACTATTTTATCATGATGACCCATCATCATCATTTTTTATGAACTTTATGAGGAAAGTCATTTTAACCCGCTCAACCCGCTCACCCGCTCTTTTCTTATATTATATATTATAAAATATAAGAATAACAGCATATACAGTAAGGAAACAAAGAAACACCAACAACAGCAAAAGAGCGGGTTGAAGAGCGGGTTGAGCGGGTTGGATTACACACACCCCTCATCCCCATCCTCGTCCTCCACTTTTACCAAACACCCCAACCCCAAAGATTCTCTGCATTTATTAATATCAAACTCCCAACCTTTCAAACGCAAGTCACCAATAGCATTTGATTTTTTCATACCAGGAATTTCTAAATTGGCTAACCTACAACCAAATTGCAAACTGTTGCATTCATAACGAATCCCGGTTCTTCCAGTCCATTCCTTTAACCTTCCAAATAACTCGCCAGTTGTAATAGTAGGTTTTACATTGGTTGACATAAAATCGTTCATAAACAATGTTAATGGAGGAACAGCCATATCCTTTAAATTTTGGTTGTATTCAGTAACAGGCAAATCCATTGAATTTACACTCTCTGCATCTGCAAGTGTATTGAAATACTCGAACACGGTTTTCATAGAATCAACATCATCAAGGGTTTTATAGAACTTATCAAAATAAGGTTTATTTTTCACCAACTCATCACTGCATTTAACGAACCACTTTCTTCTGTCGCCGTCAGTGGTATTCATAGGCTCATTACCATAAGCATCCGGATTTGAGAATGCAATGAATTTATGATAGGACTCAACCTCAAATCTGGACTTGCCCTTATCGTTGATACGAATGGTGGGTTCAGTAATGAGTCCCTTGATTTTACCCTCACACCCCGTCATCTCCTTCTTTGAAATCTCATCAAGGCAAACCAAATATGAATTCAACATCAATGAATTGAATTCACCCCAGACCTCCTTACTGGGTTCTTGAGTTTGCAAAATCTTTGATGCCCCCAAAATAACACTGAAGAACCGCAACAATGAACCCTTACCACCGCCTTCTCTCGAAACGAAAACAGGCATTGGTAATTTTTTTGACGGAAACTGAATAAGACAAGCAATCCATTTAATGAAATAATTATAACAATACTCGTCGTGGTTGCAAAGGATTTTAATATGATCGCATATCAACTCAACCGCTTCCGGCTTCGGAGTATATGTTTTAACGGTCAACATCTTAAAATCTCTCCATGCATTATAAACATCGGCGGGGACTTTCAGATCGGGCGGGATAATTTTAATCTCACGCTTAACCCTTATATGTGGATTATTGTGAAGCCACTTTGAAATGAAATTCAAATGCTCCTTTTCACCCTTGACAAGCGCCTCATAGGTCATATGTTCGTAAGAGGTAATCAAATGCGATTTCGTCATTACAACGTCCCCGGTATCTTCGGTTTTTACAAACATGCCAAGATTTGTAATCTTGCAATGAGTCTTTTCAAACTTTGTGGAAACCGCTTTGAATGAGAAATCCTCATCGACCTCAGTAATAAGAGGAGCCAACGGAATCCCACAAGGCAACTGCTCGTCAAAAGGTTTCACCTCCCACTTAATATCAAAGCCGAACAACTCGGAAAGGTGAGTCTGCATAATGTGTAAAATATCCACATCCTTTTTAACATCACTCTTCAAAATCATAAAACCGTCTTGACAAGGAACAATGGATTCGAGCTTAAAACCGTAATCTCTGCATATCTTTAAAATACAAGACTCCTGCAATAGACGTTCGACAGATTGGGCGAACAGCCCCATAATAGAACGCTTCTTGGCCTGTGTGCTTTTCTTCTTCCATGCGTCATTTGAAATATCCTCAATCATATCGACATTTCTTTTATATATCAAATCCATGACGTTTGACATCTCCTTTTCCATTTCAATGATTTCAGAGATGTCGCCACCCTCTGCATTATAATCTTTTTGCCAAACGGCATATGAACCGCCGAAAGAGAGAGAAATAAAAAGTTTCTTGGCTTGTTCGTATGGGGATAAAGTGACGCCGGTTTCCTTATTTAAAATGGGTTTCAAGTGGTGTTGCTCGGCCACCTTATGCCTCCAGTCTTTCGGGTTTTCGCAATAAGCCATACACTGTTTATTTATAATATTGTGTTGCATACATATCTGGTTGATGACAGCCGGTTGACAATTTACCATATCGTAGTCTTGGTAAGTATCAGCACATAGAGAATGTCTTGTGGGGCGGTGAAACAGGGACAATGACAACGACCCGATCGGTTGCACTCGGCCCCATCCATGACGAGCCATAATATACTCAACCTTAATTCGGTTGCTATTGGGGATGTAGTTTTTTTGATAATTTGTAAGCAATTCGTGCTCGTTCTTGTAGGGCATATTTTTAAACTTTCCAGTTTTGTGGAATTTGATTCCCATCTTATTGACAATAAAGCCATTGCATAATTCTGGATTGACAACCTCATAGCAATTGGTGTTGCAAAAAATAGATTTCAAAAAATCGGAGCGTTCAAGGGTAAAGGAAAACTTTTTGGAGGGGGTGGACTTTTCGCTAAACATTTCTTTTATATATAACCTATATACTTTTTTTTAAACCCTTTTCAATAAATGAATAATTATAAAAATTCATTTATTCAATCAAAATTTCGGAAAGTCTTTTGCATTCTTGTTGGAAAAGACGTCGGCGTCTTTGGCACTTAATCGTGTATGCAATCTGCTTGATACGATACTCCTCGTTGTCTTCTCTCCATTTCTTGTTATATATTTTTTGCTTTTCCTTGTTGTTTTCCATCCACTTCTTGCTGGCTTTCTTTTGGGCTTCTGATACAGGCATATACTATATATACCTAAAAAGATTTCCCTAAATACTTTTCAAATTTATAATGAAATGCACTTTCAACATTGCCCGTTTCCAATCCCTCAAATACATCTCTCGGGCCATCTCCGAAATCATGTCATCAATCACTCTCTGTTTATCACACTGCCAACGTCCCATCTTATATATTAACCAAAAGAAAGTTTTTAAGTAAATAATCTCCTAAATAATCTTTCGTATCCATCGCCAAACAACCACCTTCCAAAAATTGCGACGACTCAATAAGGGGCCAACCTGCCCTACATCTCTTCCCCTTCCGACTCGCTGTTCGTATGACATTCTATACTACTATTATTAGATAACATCTTTTTAAATTGTTCTGCTTTAATCCGGTTGACTTCTAAATGCCGTTGGATTAGGTGGCGCTTATGCATTGTGTTGCCAATGGTTTCAAGGCGTTTCTGAGTGCGGATTTCAATCCCGGTTGCGTCCAGCTTCTTACAGGTGGGAACAACAATCCTGCCAACTTCTTCTAAAACGGATGCACGATATGCCTCGCGTCGCTTCACTGCGATTTCGTCGTGGTGGTCTTCTCTCCATTTTGCCATGTATGCTTTCTTGGCTTCGCTGATTTTTTCCTTGAAATAGTCTTCTTGGTATTGGCGAATTTTTTCGTCCTTCTCTCGGTTAGCAATTTTGATGCGACTCCTTTCTAAAATGTGCTCGCGGTTGCGTTGGTAATAATCCCTTCCATAATCGGAATCGTTGCTTGGCATTATACACTACACAGAGAAACGTCTTTTGAAACTTGCAATATTATCCATAAGGTTTTTGGAATCGCCCCAGAGAATCCAGCGACTCAATGCTCCTGCGGAGTAGGGGTCTTTCCAGTTTTCACGACCGGCTCCATGACGTGCTAAATAGGCGTCGCGCTTGGCATTATCGCCGTGATCGATATAAGTGGAAGAACTGGCTTGTCCGAAGTTAATGCGTTTACCGTTTGGGAATATGGCAACAAATCTTTTGCCTTTGGCTTTGCTGTTTGCGATTTGCATATACAACATGCAGAGAAAAAAAGGCGTAACGCCTTATTAAGTTTAAGTTAATTAATTAAGTTTAAAATATACACACACACATTATACACGTTTCCAACCTCCCCTTTCCCAAATACCATTATACCAATCCCCACCACAGCCGTCACACAATACCATTACCTCCGCTCCTCTAGAAAATTTATAAGCTTCGTCGCAAGTAGAGTCGCGACAATTGGTGCATTCATTATTGTCGATGGCAAGCCCCTTGTCGCAACTCCCGCCAAGATAGCCACAACCACAACTGCATGGCTTGGTTCTGCAGTCCTCCTCCTCCTCCTCCGCACAATCCTCGCAGAACCAGTAATCGTCCTGATAACAACCACAGCTTTTTCTCTCTCCACATTCAGAACATCTTTTGTATGGTAAAATATTAGGGCTATCGCGTCTGTCTACGAATTCCTGTCTGTCACACAACATTTGAAAATCCTCCCAATCATTTTTTGGTTTGACTTCTTCCTCCTTGGGCTTCTCCTCCGGCTTATCACCCCAGCCATCGTAGTTTGAGCCATCGATATCGCACAAATCGCAGACATGCATCTCAAGCCCGTTCTCTCCGGTGGAAAGCCCAACACTCTTATCACACATTCCACAACACTCACATTCCAAGCCATTGTTATAATCATCCACACAGAAACTGCAACGCATGACACCGTCAAGCAAAGTCAGGGGGTAGTAATCGTGGTCGTTGCAGGCTCCGCAATTCACGCCTTCGCATTCGTCCTTGCCGTGCTTCTTACCACAGCACTTGCATTTGTTTCTTTTTTCTTTTTGGACTTCCTTGTAGCAACCGACACAGTGAGGGTGTTTGTGGTCGACCTTCTTGAATCCCAACATATCAAATGTTTGGCATTTGATACATTGCATAAGCTCGTTGGTTCCCTTGATGAATACGTGGTTAATAGTAGCGTTCATTTTAGTTAGTTAGTAAATAGTTTTGTTTTAGTTTTGTCTTTTGTGAAAAGGCAAAATAAAAGTTCAAGTTTAAGGAAAATGCAACTTTTTGCAAAATATTTTTCAAATACTTTTATAGTTTAATACAATTTATCATTTTATATCTTTTGTAAAATTGCAAAAAAAGAGTTCAATTTTACGTCCGGCCACCCCCCGAATACAAACAAAAAAAAGATAGTGGTTAAAGGACCCTATCTTATAACATACAATTAATTAATAATAAATATATACATATACAATTTAATTGGAATACCCATATTTTTTAATAGCCTTCTCTACAAAGCCGTCAGCTTTCAAGGCCTCGCATTGCATCAGGCCATTCAACACCATGCTCCAGTCGCCACAGGCATAGTAGAGATTATTGATATTCATCAATGCGTTTTTCAAATAGTTAGAGGTAAAGACATCAATCATATATTCCACGCTGACTGATGTTTCATCTCTCACATATTTTTTCCATTGTCCTATTTTAAATCCCATTGCAATCGCGGTAGTTTGGAGAATCACAAATGTGATTACTTCGGGAGTCCAGTGTTGGATATTACCAACCAATTTTTCCTGTGCGTATTTTTGGGTGAGGGGATAGTTCTTTCCGAAGTCGGCATACCATTCGCCACATTGATCGCGTCCAATTGCGAAGGACTCTCTATGAGTCTGAGTTTGCATTTTAGATTGAGCGTTCGTCATTTTCAAGTTTCAAGTTTTACAGTTTTAATAATAATTTATAATTTTATATCTTTATTAAAATTGCAAAAAAAGAGTTCAATTTTAAGGGGGTCTTTTTTTATATATAATGGTTAAGACCCACCACCAAAAATTAGTTTTAAATCCTTTTCAAAACTAATTTGCAACTCTGACAACTCATTCCTTGTCATGAATCTTAATGTAATTGTTGGCCTGTGCTGAACTGCTACCCATATCATTCATCTCCTCGGCCATCTCTTGATTCTGTTCCATAAGGTCTTTATACTTGGAGGTCAAATAGAAATGCCTCAAACTATTCACCGACTTCTTTCCCCCGAAGATTGCATTCAGGCGTTGGTTCAAACTAACGTTGGAAAGTGGTTCCAAGTTCGAATTGAAAAATAGATTATCAACTTCCTTCGGGATTACCTCAATCCATTTCTTAAGAATCTTTCGCAGAGAAGAAGGCATCTCGAGTTCCTGTCTACCCTTCAATACCTCGCCCATCTTCTGCGCTGTCTTATATTGGTTAAAGACCAGCTTGTCATTATCAAAGTCCAGGTAGTTATCCTTCTCCTTGTTGTAGTTCTGATAAAGCATATTGACGTAGTCTTGCGCCCTGCGTGGAACGATGTGGCCGTAGTAGAGAGAAATCAAAACATAGTTCTGCAACTCCATTAAGTCTGGGACACGGAGATGTTTCTTCTTATACAGTCCCTTGGCATTCTGTTTTAGATCGGAAACAATACCGTCAATCTCTTCTTGAGAGATAGCGGAGTTCTCCAGCTTGTCGGTGAGTTCGGACTTCTTGGTTTCGTCGTTGTATTCCTTGATGTCGCCCATCATGACTTCCTTATACTTGGCGACGGCAGGAGCCACACAGATAAGGGCGGCCAAATAAGTCTTCCTTGTGTTGTAGGGTTTCTTATTCAAATATTCCATGATGGGTTTCTCCTTTGCGAAGTTCTTAATCTCTGCATCATCGGCACCAAAGACTGCTTTATGTATGGAGCGAAGGAGAGAATTGTAAGTCTTGAGAGAACCTTCTGAGATTTTCGGTTTGGCTTTTTTGATTTCGTCTGTGAAGTTCATATATTATGGCTAAAGATAATTAGTTTATATAAGTTTCATAAGTAATTATAAACGGGGCGAAGCCCCTTCGAGCGAACGTAGTTCGCGTGGTGTAAATCCACTGCATATATGCTGTGATAAACCAATATTAAGTGTTAAAGTAAGTGTTTATGCAGTCAAATATAAGAAATTAAACAATTAATTATCTAAAAGCACTTAAAAACTATATTAAAATATTTTAAATAAGCTTTTAAGTGCTTTTTAAAGCCTTTTTATGCATATTTACTTAATTAAATGGTTTCTTTTCCATTTAAACACTTAACCATTAACTATTATTAAGTGTTTAACTAAATCACATTGACTGCATAACTGGTAAGGAGATTTGCAGATACGCTCACTGCGTTCGCTCGGAGGGGCTTCGCCCCGTTCTTACGCTGTTAAGTAATAACTCATTCATCGTCGCTGTCTGGATAATCCTGAACCGTAAAACAACACAACCAATAGAAACAACGATACAAGGTATCCCAAACAAACTGGACTGCGGTTATCAAACATCTCATATAATATATCTCTACAGAATCATGCCGATCCAAAACACCCAACTCGCAAACTGCCCCATTCCATACTTGGCTAATATCCACCGGACAATTGACAATGCATCCAGGGTCATTAACGTATTCACCGCAACCACAATGCGCCTCGGCGTTTTCATTATATCCAACCACTTATTGACTAAATAGTTCTGTATGTAATTCTCTATCCACTCCTGCAGTTTTCAAAGAACCTTTCTCTTCACCCAATCTACTACACCATACACGCAAACTTTCCACGCGGACTGACGGTGGATATGTCCGTTGTCATGTAGGAACTCTATGTTCTTCGAAAGCATCTCACAATCAGCCGGTGATAAGTTTCCAAACAATCCGCTGTATATGCCTACCAATAAACTCTTCTTATCTATCTTAAGTTTATCTTTCTTCCCCTTGTTATCGATACTATGTTCTATCATGTTGCATACAAGCAACAGCAACTCCGTGCTGTGTTTGTTCTCTCGAGCTTCGTGGGGAATCTCCGAAACTCTTTCTAAAATTCTCGCCTTGACTTTTGCCACTTTGGAATCCTTCCAAAGTTGGTTCGCTGGTTTCAAAAAGCTGAACGTTGACATTATACTCTTTGCAAAGATTATAATTATTCTATCTTGTTGATTTTTTTGTAAAGGGGCATTATCTCCTTTTCGTAAATATACACCTTCATTTCTGCGTGAGGTTCTAAATAGTATTTCAAACATAAATCACTCAATTGCTTTTCCATGGCTATTTCAATAATTGTGTTATGGTCCATTATATTAATAGCGGATATAATAATAAACTGAAAAATTAAATGGTCTGTTCTCTGTGGCTGTTCTGGCAAACCTTGGTAATATACCTGTGTTCGTATCTACATCATCTGCTGTAATTCTATTACGCGATACGCATTCACGAGTTGCACCACCTGATGTCGTATTAAAGTATCCTTCATTTGATGCGTAGAGTGGATTCAATACTGCGTCCTGTTGTGCTGTTCCAACTGCCGCACCCCCATAAGTAACACCGCCGACTGTTTGCGTTGAAGCACCTCGTAAGAAAGCACCTTTGAAATTAGGAACATTAAAAGTTGTTGTTCCATTTCCAACACCAAATGTAGTTCCAATAGATGCGAATAATCGAGCATATGTTCCAAGTCTATTAACTGCTTGACCGTCACAATATAAAAATCCTGACGGAACAGTAGCACTCACATTTGTAATAATAGTTGAGGTTGGCATCATATTAAAAGTATTATCAACATTGATTGTTGTGTTCCCATTTATTATTGTAGTTCCAGTTACAGTTGTTGCTCCATTTATATTTGTTGGGCCACCTATTGTTGTCGTGCTTGATGCGTTGCCGATGTTGGTCGCATTTGACCCAGTAGCATTTATATTTGTAGTAGATGTTGTGGTCACAGAAGTATCACCACGAAGTGTTAGAACCGCATCGCTTCTTACAGTTAGAGATGACGCATTGCTATCGATCGATGATGTTCCACTATCCACTCCAACAATTACTACACCATTTGTTGCTGAACCTTCACCAATTCTCATACTATATCCGCCTGTTGCTTGTAACCTCATATTATCATTTGTTGTCACAGCAGATATATGTTGAAATGCTGGAACCGCACTTGTTGATTCAGTTGTCACTTTGAATTGGTCGCAACCAGTAACATTGACATCTTTTCCTGTTCCTGCATCAATCTCAATATGACCGGTTGTTGTTGTTATGGTTACATCTCCAGTCGCATTTAAATCAAAAGTGGAACAATTGATTTCGGTTTCCTGTGTGCTTGTTAAAGTTATTGTTGTTGCAGTATCAAGTGTGATTGCTGATGTGGCATTTATGTCAAGCGTATCACAATTGATTTCTGTTTCGAATGTGCTTGTTAATGTTATTGTTGTTGGAGTATCCATTGTGATTGCTGACGAAGCATTGATATCTAAAATGGAACAATTGATTTCTGTTTCACCTGTGCTTGTCATTGTAGTAATAGCACCTGATGTCAAAGTAATATCTCCCGCGGTTCCTTCAATGAATACAGACCTATCCGATTGAACGTAAAAATCTGCAGCACCATTTATTCCCAAAAGCAAATCTTGGTCCGTAGCAGAGGAGATTTGAAATACCCCGCTTGTCGGATTAGTTAGTATTACATCGGGCTGTGCTCCTGCTCCTGTGCCTGTGATTGTTATTCCTTGTGTATCAAATGTAGTCAGTCCTGTTACATTAATATCAAGTGACGCACAATTAATAGTAGTGTATTGGTCTGATGTAAGTGTTATATCACCTGTTGTTGATTCGATACCAATATCAGTTCCTCTCAGATTAACATCTCCATTATTCGACCTTATTACTATATCGCTGTTCGCATTGGTTTCTGTCAATGTCATACCTCCTACAGAATTAATAGTGGTTACACCCGTCGCATTTATATCCAGTGCCACACAGTTGATTTCGGTTTCACCCCCACTGGTTAAGGTGGTTGTTGTCCCTGATTGGATCAACGTTGAGGTGGTTGCTTGAATATTAAGTCCTGCACTCAATGCATTAATCGCAAGTCCACCGCTTTGAATTGTCATGAGGCCTCGGTTGTCATCTACCCCGTTTCCTTCCGCTTGAATGATTTGCCCGTCAAATGCATTTAGTCCTCCCGTATCTCCCAACATATTTATTTTTACTGTGTTATTTGGTGCGTCTTTGAGTAGGTTGATTTCTTGTGAAAATCCAGTTGTTTTTAAAAACTTCACGGAGGGAGCGAATCCGGTTTCTTCCACCGATGTTAATTGTTTCAGAAGGGTTCTTGACGTCCCGGCTCCATCCCCCGCATACCACTGGAAGGCGGACCCTGCTACGCCATCGATTTCCGCATTCAAGAATTTCTTTGAGGCGGGCCCCGAGTCCGTCCAGAAGCCAAGGTAATCATAATCGTTTCCAGTGGTGTTATCGTAGAGAACCATTTTCTTTGTGCTAGTCAATGTATTTCGAGTTACATATATTTCACCATTTGTGATTGTCAAATCATTTGTTATCTCTGCAGTTGTATTTATCAACAAGGAGGAAAACTGCGATGTCCCCGCTGACGATGTAATCGCCGCCGAGGAAGATATCCCCGAACCAAACGTGCATACTGCGCCTGTGTTTAATACTACACCATCGGCGGTTATACCTACATTCACCCGCCCTGAAAAGGTGGTCCCCGTAAGCGAACCCCAAGTTTGATCGGTGGTCTTAACCTCTAATAAAGTGATGCGCCCTTCATCCGTTGCAATGTCTGCCGTATTTGTGGCTATCAGTGCATCTTGGGCGGATTGACTCGCATTATTGGTTACGATATAACCGCCCAATGTTGCCGCCGTCGTGGTGGCTAAAGCCAATGCCGCATACGCTACAGGTCCATCTCCACCCGGTCCCGCTGGTCCCGTGGGTCCTGTCGCTCCGGTAGGTCCTCCACTGGGGCCGGTGGGTCCCGTGGGTCCCGTGGGTCCTCCTGGAGATCCGGTGGGTCCTGTCGGACCAACGCCACCCGGTCCCGTGGGTCCTGTCGGTCCTGTGGGCCCAGCCAATACATTCGTCACTTGCTGAACCGTAATAATCACACTTGGGACGGCCGGGCGGGTTGGACTTGTTCCCGCTACATCATGGTGTAAAAATAAATTAATGTCTGCAGAGAACCACGCTATCTGGATATAATCATTTGCCGATAAGGTAACCATAAAATTCAATGCCGCTATCAGTTTGTCATGATTGCCTTCCAATGAAAAGAGGCTGTTGCTATCCGCTATATTGACACCATTTTTCAGAAACCACACCTCCACATTATCTTTTCCTCCGTCGTTTTTATCAAACTGTGCTGAGAACTGGAAGTTGTATGTCCCCGCATTTAGCACCTTGATTTGCGACGATGTCGCCCCGATTTGCACTCCATTGTTACCGGGGTCGCTGTTATTCACCGTCATTAAATTCACACTTGTTATTCCAGCATTGGTTTGGTCGACATTACTCCAGAATGCACCCCAGTATCCCACTGTTTCTAAACCAGCAATAATGCCGTCTATCTGTTGCTGTATGGTTTCATTGGTGTTGATACCCTCCAACATGTCAAATTGCAGATCACTGATGTCCGGGTCGCTTTTAGTCAAAATATCTGTGTTGACTTCATTTGCATTCACTGATGCCAAATTTGTCAAATAGTTGTAAGACGTATAATCTAAATTACTAATACTCATTATAATATATCCGTATATATATATATGTCAAAAGTTTCCAACAACTCCAACTACAACAAAGTTTCTGTGAAGGCCGATTCCGCCGTCAAGATGATTCAAGAACTCTCTAAACTGGGAGTATTTAAGGAAAAACGAAAACCCCGTGCTAAAAAGGCGGTTCCTGCAGGCGACATCCGCCAAGAAGGTCCTATGCCTCCCGGCTTTACCACTCCACTCGGTCCACAGATGCGAAACATTCCACCCATCCAGCAAATCCCCCAGGGAGCAACCACCCAGCAAATACAAGATATCCAACAGCAGAATGCCGCCGCCTTGGCCCAATTGCGTGCTGAGGTGCAACAGGGGCGAATTAGCGACATCCAAAACGTGGGTCAAGCTTTGTTCTCTATTGTTAATCCCCGTAAAGAACGTTTTAGAAGCCAGCAGGAAGCCGGTGCAGGTGTCTATGACCCTTTTGAGAGATCTAACGTCATTATGCTCCCTGATGTTCCCGAAGAAACATTTACTCAGACACTCAATGAAGGGGGTCCTGAAGCTGAAGCTGAAATGCAAGAAACCGTTTTCCCTGTGGAGGAAACTGGAAACATTCCAACTGCTCCTTCTGGATTGCAACCCAGGGGACCTGTAGAGATAACGGGAGGTGGTAGGGACCCTCGTGCCGCCGGAATTGTAAAAGCACGTGACGCTAAATCAATGAAATTGGGGCTCGGTCTTGCACCGTCAATAAACAAATATTCAACAGAAGAAATTAAAAGATACTATTTAAGATTGATTGAAAAAACTAAAGACGATAGAAACCCAGCGCTTACAAATAAAAATTTATACTTTGCAGAGATTAATAGAATCCTCGATGAGCTTGTGTTAGAGAACATTTAAATATTTCTCCCGTTAGTATATATGTCTGATTTTGTCGAAGAAGAAAACGTCCGTGAAGTTTCATTCGATTTAGAAAACCTTCCCAGTTGCCTTACTTATAAACTGGAGGAAGTAGAATTCACTTTTAGCGCCCAGAAATTCGGTGTTGGCGAATATCTCTCCATCGAGTATTACGAACAACGGTTTGAAAAGGCATACCCCGGTCTGCTCCAACAGTTCCCCATGCTTTATTACATGGTGGAGGATTGGCACAAGGGAGCCACCCAGCGAACACCTTTAGAAGAGATAGAACTCAAAAAATCACAATAATTTTGCATTGTATATATATAATGCAAAACAGTTCAGCACCAAAACCCACTCTCTACGACACATTGAGAATTGGCTATCTACCCAGCGAATCTCAGCAGGGCAAGGAGATGGCAAAATACGGCTACCAGATTGACAAGGGGCTTTCTAGCGACAACCAACAAGTGTATTATAATCCAGAAACAAAGAAACTTCTCTACAATGTCACCGGCTCACACACCTTGGATGACTGGGTGAATTCTGATTTGAAATTGGCCTTGGGGATTAAGAAGAACGCAGGTAAACCCATTATCGAACGGGGCATTGAGAAACTCCTCCCCGATGCATGGAAGAAGAGTTTCGATCGCCGATACGAGAATGTTTTTGGGGGATTCAAGGATACCGACCGATATAAGCAGGCTGACGAAACTTTGAAGAAGGCGAAAGCCAAATATCAACCCGCTGATGTAAGCATCTCCGGGCACAGCCTGGGTGGCCGAATTATCCAGGACATTGCAAAGGGCAGTGATAAGGTGTATGCACTTGATGCCGGACAAACGATCGGGCAACAGGTTAAGGGTGGGCCCAACCGTAATATTTACAGGACCGCCGGTGATGTGGTTTCGGGCGCTTCCGCTTGGAACCCCGCTGTTAAAACATTGGCGAACCCCCACACGAGCAAATTGCTTCCAGCTTTGTTGACACGTAGCGGACCGCAGATCGCGGTTGCCGGTGCCATCGACGCTTATAACGCCCACAACATCGACAACATTAAGGGCTCTAAAATATTCGTTTAATTACATTTTCACTCCTACGATTGTAAAGGTAAAGTTGCCAGTAAGTGGCGTAAATCCTGAAAAAGGAGCACCTGGATTGAGAGGGATTGCTGTGAGTTTCAAATCCACTACATCTTTGGTTTTGTAAAAACTGGTTACAAGTGTTGCCATTGTGCCTTGACTTCTCACATCATTTGTTGTTGGGGTTGATGCCACTGTCCCTAATATTGCCACTTGAGTTTGTCTATTTGGTGCCGTTAATGACAATTGATTTACAAAATCAAATCCTTCCATTTGAAGAGTAAAGGCAGCATTAAAATTGGCCGAACCTGAGTGCCAAGTTGTTTGGGTTAAGAAGATATTGAAACGGTCATATTTATCCCAGAAGGATTGACACAATTTACGTATATCAATATTTTTCAGGGTAAATGTAGTGTAGTTCGTATCACGCACACCCAAGTTTGTTTCAGTAGTTGTAAGTCCCCAGGGATTGATATTGAGGGTTGCCTTTTCCACTGCATAAATGGGTTTCACAAAAAACGCCAATTGCCAATAGGGTGTAGCAAATCCACCAAATCCTGCCGCATTCGTTGTTCCCGTATTTTCTGAGTTTTTAAAAGTAATAGTAAGCGGGACATTGTCCCCATCTTTTTTGAATTGGACTGGGGCAACTGGGTATGCCAAATCATATGCATACTGTGACGCTCCATTTGGGGCTATCACTGTTCCTATAATCGCATTCTCTGTATTCAATCTTAAACCTTCCGTATCATTGCTTTGTTTCGTTCCATTATTTACAAAATTAAGACCTGAAATCTGAACGGGGGTAATACGAATATCACCTACATTGGTTCCAGTTCCACGGGCTGATATCATCCCCAATTGGATTTCAAAATCATCGTGTTTATCCCAAAACAAGTTACACAATCTTCGCATATTGAAATCGGGGTATGAGTATATTTTGTTATTATCAGTTACAGTTCGTTTTATTCCTGGCATATTCACATTTGAATTGAAACCATAAAAAGCACACTCATTCATTTTTCCAGGGATTACAGGTTCAAATAGAAAATGAAACTCCACATCATTGAAATTATTTCCAGCAGGATATACACCAAATGACGAAACATCAGTGTTAGCAGGGTCGGTATTTGCCAACGCAAACTCAAAGTTTTCATATCTGTTGCCTTTTTTGAAATTGAAAGACCAACCCGTATTCACAATTAATGGATTTACTACGGGTGCTATCGCATTTAAAAACACAAACGCAACAGGCACCCATTCTTTATTCATATTTGACCCCGTTCTTTCATATATCACATTAGACCATTCTAAACCTCTCAAATTGTATGATAATTGCCCCATAGCTGAACCACTGACGATTGTTATTGCCCCTTCTGTTGAAAAGGACACCAACTTCAATGCGAATTGGTCGTATTTGTCCCACATCTCTCCCATCACATTTTTCATATCAATATTGTTAAATGTGAATGCTGTCTTTTGCGCGTTAATCGTGCATGGATTAACCGTCGATTTCGTAGATAATATAAGTGAAGCACTGTCTGATAGCATTTATATTATCTGTATAGATTATTCTTTAACTCCCACAACTGAAAATGAAAAAGTCATAATACCTATTCCTCCCGCCGATTGTATTTCGCCTCCATTATTAGAACAAAAACAAGTAAATGTTAAATCTGTGTTCTCACTTTCAGGTTTGCGAAATGTTGTGATTGACATTGGTGGTTCGCCATATTCAGCATCTGCTTGATTTGATGCCCCATAAAAGAATTGTTGTGTATATCCACTTCCTTGTTTATATCCAGTTGTCACCTTCAGTGTATTAATAAATTGAAGACCATCTATTTCCCACCACATACGGCGTTGTGCTTGTGAAAATCCGGTTGATGTATTTGCCATCGCAATTACATTACATATCAAATTGAACTTTGTATATTTATTCCATAAACTGCCTAAAATATCCCTCATATTGATATTGGTAAATGTGGCAATGGTTCTAAAAGCATTTGTTGTTCCATATTGATTTGTTCCACCTAATGGCAACACTTTCATAGTTAATGAAAAATTCGCCTGTTCGTTTTGATACAACATTGTGTATGGACTTGGATAAATCTTGGTGTCATCGATCGGCACAAATGCCAAAAAGAAAATACGCTGTGTTATTGTTGTGGGTGCTCCTGTTTCATATACAAATTGCAATGTAAGTTGGACGTTTTGGTCGTCTGGTTTTATCATTACAAATGTTCTCGTATTTGCGGAGCGACATAAGTGAGTTGGTAAACTGACTGTAGTTGCTATGTTTGTTTCATCAATTGCCGTTTGAAATCCCGCTTGTTTGCCCTGATAGGACGCCTGAATCAGATTCAGTCCATTTTGATAAAGCGTTGCCATACCAGCCCCTGATGCTGGATATGTATCATTAATAAACATTTTGAAATACTTGTATTTCGTCCACAGCGTTTCGCCTAAAACGATTCGTAAATCAAAGTTGAACGTCACAGTCATATTATCAGCACTTATTACTCCTGTTGTCGATGGGGTTGTTGTAAGTGACCCACTATTGAGCCATAATTTCGCTATCTCTTGATCCATTTATAATAAATACATAGATTATTATAAATTGTTAAATGCGTTTAGTATCTAGCATAGCATACACCGTTCTCATAGACCAAAACTTGGTCGTAGCATGCAAATCCAGTCTGGAGGATAGTAACGTTGCCAGCGGGTGTGTGATTGGCAATGTAGAAGATATCACTCGTGTTGGTGTTGGTTCCAGCAAAGATGGACGCCTTATCCGCATTCTGGTATACTTCCATGTCAATGCCAACGATGAAAGATCCGGAG